ATGAACACTTACGAAACCTTTCTGAATTGGCTTAAAGGCACAACGGGCGCAAGTGTTGCGGTCATATCTTCGTTCCAGCAGAGCTTAGATTTCTGGACAAAATATGGTATCATGGTCATCGGTGGTATGTTCACCTTGCTTTCCCTCATCAAACTAATTAAGAACTGGAATAAATGAGTAAGCCTCGCGTTCTCCTGTTCAAAGGCAAGGGTCTTATCTCTCGCTTAATACGTTGGCAGACCAATGGGGATTACTCCCATGCTGCTATTCAGTTTCCAGATGGAACGATTTACGAGGCATGGCACAAGCCAGCGAAGTTTCGCAAACGTCCGCCATTGAAGGACTGGTCAAACGTAGAAGCCTTCGACATTGCTGGTTTGCCAGAAGACGCGAACAAAACAATGCGCGATTGGTGCGAAATCCATTTGGGCGCGAAGTATGATTTCAATGGAGTTTTCCGCTTCCTCACTCGCCGCAGGAAGCAAAAAGACGGCAAGCTGTTCTGCTCTGAAGCAGTATTCGATTGTGTGCGCGACAGTGGCGTATATCTTTTACGGCGCGTGATGCTCGCTCAAGTATCTCCTACAGTGCTGTCGTTCTCCCCTCTTTTGGTTCCCGCCATACCTTACAAGCAGCCTACGTCGTGAAATGGCTTAGGAAATTATTCAACTCATTTAATAAACGCCGTGCTATGAAAGTTGCTTTATGTGTCGGACATAGTCGGAAAATTAAAGGGCGGCTCGATGGGGGATCAATCTCGGTTGATGGAACGAGCGAATGGGAGTTTAACTCCCGCTTGGCAGATCGTATCGCAGATGAGCTGGAAATCATGGGGGTCGAAGTTCGGGTATGGAGTGACTATAAAGGCCCAACGTATACAGCTTCGATGCTCTGGTTGGGCGAGAAGGTAGAAGAATGGGGAGCCGATTGTGCCCTTGAACTCCATTTCAATAGTGCCCAGCCCGGTGTATCGGGCCACGAGTGGTTGTATTGGAGTTCTAGTGACCAAGGGCTACTGCTCGCAGCCGAACTCAATAAGTTCATGGTTCATAGTTTCCCAGAGATTCGACAGCGGGGACCCAAAGCCATTAAGCCCAGAGGTCGCGGTGCTGGATTCTTGCGGCTCACACACTGCCCCGCGGTAATTACTGAGCCCTTTTTTGGGTCGAGCACTAATGATTGGGAGTCAATGAATTCCAGAATTGATGACCTTGTTGCTGTGCACGTGGAGGCTATCTGCGAGTGGGGGAGTGCCGAAGGTCTCCTCCTTTGAGCGGGGGCAGTTTATGCTCCCCAACAGGTCCACATTGTGCTACAGGTTTACTTAACTTAACTAATTACGAATGGCTCAAAAATCTCTGACATCAAAAGAACCCGCGAAGGTTCCGATTATCGAAGAAGTCCTAGAGCCTTCGACTGGGCATTACATTGTCCAAGTTCGGATGCCAATGGGACTGGTTGCTGATTTTCCTAATGAGCCTTGGGGCACTTTGATTTCGGATATTGGATTACCTCGTCGGGAGTGGATTGACTATGACGGATACGAGCTTGTAGACATCAAGCGACTAGGGGGAGATTCCGAAGACCTATATTGGATATTCCAGAAGCTTCCCGGCCCCTTGTGGTCTACTATCAAACGAGGCGTTACTAGCCTAATACCTAGTAAGTTCAGGCGGTTTATCACCCTCAGTGAATCTCGCGGGACTGTAGACCCCGCCACTCCCCCAGATGCCCCCACAGGCAATCTGATTATGTCTCAAATAGGACAGGAGGACGACTCAGGGCGAGCAGAGAAAACTAACCTGTCCCAAACCTATACTACTGCTGATCCTTTGGATGGGCAGTTGACAGATACGTGGGGGGTCAATACCACACAGGAGAGTATATCTACTGAAGGTGATGCCGTTACTTCTGGCTTCGGAGTAAAACAGGCAACGCAGAGGCCCACGGGGGATGGATTGTCGGTCCATACTGTTGAGAACTATCCTGCTGACTCCGACGATGATGGGATTATCGCCTCCCTATACGAGGAAGAACATGACGAAGCGACGGGGGCCGTAATATCTATTGGCAAACACTTGGTGGACGCTTCTCAAGCCAGCACCATTGCTGCCGCATTAAGGGGCTCGGGGTATGGCTCATTAGCTGGGGGCAATTACGTAGAGACTCGAGCTCAAGATAAATGGCATTCCATCACGATTGCAGCGCGTGTTACTGGAGCTCCCACCACCCAGACTTGGAATGAGACTGCGGGTATATCGCTCCCGAATGAACTTACAGAGATAGGTATTGTTTGGAACTCTGACATAAATACGAGCACACAGGCTAATGGGGTTGATAACATTCCTGCGATAATCGACGAGGAACTTACATGGAGGTGTAGTGCCCAAGGACAGGCGTCTGGGTATGTGGAGGGTAAGCCCGTTGCAAAAGTGACCGCTGGAATAAGTGGCAATGCAAGTGTCTCAGTCACGCGAACCTTCCACTCTAGCCCTCCAGCCACAACTGTATCAGCCCGTCAGTTCCGACCTGTGTATGGTTACGTTACCATTCAGGGAGACCAACTCAATGTGGTTGAGTCTTCTTTCAAAAGCGGGTTCGCCGATATTAACACAGCCTCGGGGGGAGGGACTAAGTATAGGAATGATTCAAAAATAGTGCTCCAGCGTATCGGCCCTGTGGAGCACTCGTTGGGAGTAAACCCCACACCCGTAGATTATGGAGACCCGAAAACTAAGACTCAAAGTGTTTCTAATAGCTCCGGCACTACTCCGAGTGCTGGGATTATACCCGGCATTAGTTTTACAGCTACTGTTACAGGGAGTGTTTCCGTCGAGCTCCCTAGCAGTTCTACCCCGCTTTCATCGGGGGATACGTATGTGTCACGTGTTGTAGTTCGACCTTGGAGATTTGGTTATTGGGTTAAAGAAGTATATACTGTTACAGTCCCCTAGTTAAGATGGTTGATTCTGACGATCAGATTATAGATCAAGGAGAGCTTGAAAGACTAACTGCACTCAAGTCGGCTCAAGAAAACTTAGCCGATGCACGTCTTTCCCGTGGGCTTGCTTTAAGTGATTCAATGGCAAACCCTGATATTGGGGGCAGCACTCCCGATGTTTATGGCTCGGGGATGGCTAATGCCCCACTAGATGAAACTGTAGTGGAGAGCGGAACATTGATGTCAGATGACCTTATTGAATCTGATCTACCTATTCTCGACAAACCTACGCTACTGGCCCCGTTGCTTTTGAAGAAAGGGTCTGCCGACTACTATTACCAAATCACGCCCGGCTATGTAAACTTAGAGATGCCCACTTTGTCTGGGACTGCTTTGGATGCAGCCACTCCCCCTGAGTTGTTCATAAGCCAAGACTCTTGGGTTTGGATAAAGGTAGTGGGCACTTTTGGGAGCCCTGATACGTATGTCGTGACTATTGAGGGGACTGTCAGTAACAGCCCCCCAGCCTCCGACTCCATCACTGGAACTACGTTTACTTCTTATTTCCCTATTGGTTGGATTGATTACTCAGAAGACGAGATACACCACATCCACACAGGTGGGAATCTTACTGTAAGAAGTTTTGGCAATAGTAATATCTGGTCCCCCGTCTGATGCCCTATTCTGCCAATAGTCTTGTGTTACCTTTTTGGGCTGGGGCGGTTGACCCCGGCCCGTTAGATGTGAACGCAAATCCCGATTATTTCGACGTTGATTTTGATAGCCCATTCTATGACCCAAGCACCGTGGTTTTTGAGGCTAAACCTATTTACTCGCAAGTAGAATTTGATACCACTGTCAGTGGGTCTAATACCACTACAGTCCCTACCGGGGGAGGGTTTACTCAGACTGTTACGGAAAATTATTCTTATACGAACACTACGACTGTCTCTAGGAAAGCCATTAATGAGTTGATGAGTGGAGTTACTGTTGAGCCTCGAGTTGCCAATGTTGATGGTATACGAAACGAAGGACCACTCAGAGTAGCTAGAAGTTTGGGGGTGGGCTCCCTCAATACTCCCAGTTCTGGGGAAGCCGTGTTTCGGACTGCACTTAGTCGAGGCCGAAATTACACTGTGTCTGATCTGGGCAACCCTCCCAGCAACACCAGTGAGTATGGTTTTAGTCTTGCCGATGTTGATTACCAGTCGATGGAGATTGGGGATGGTAATGGGCCAGACCCTAGCCTTCTCGCACTTAATCAGGTGGTTGTCGGGACTCAGCAAATTGATGAGCGTGATGCGGGTGGCAATTTAATTTCGTCTACTACGTATGACATAACTATGGAGTTGTTTATCAGTAGGGTCTTTACTGATTTGTCCACTTATCTCTTGGACGAGTGGTCGATCCACGACACCCTCAGTGTTGATCATTCTATGGGGTTTTTTGCGGGGATTACCCCGATTGCCCAGCCAATCTCAAACTGGGACATAGACATTTCAGCATGGACAAAAGCGCACTGGCATGACTGGACAACGGCTCCAGATCATCCTTTTACTTGGGACTCCGCCAATGGCGGAGTAAATGTTTCGGTCGAAATGACTCTCTCTTAGGTAGCTGGGGGCTTGCTTTTTTATTGAAATCGTAGACAATTTAATTACCGATGGCTACTACACTGTCAAACATTCGTGAGACCCTTGAGGATTACACCGAACGTAACGGGGAGTTTCTTCCCGCCCTCAATCAGGTGCTTTCGCGGCTATACGCCCTTGGCATCTACAAAGACCTCACTGTTGAATACAGTTTGCCCGTGCTTAATAGCATGGTGGCTCTCCCCGAAGACGCGAGCTCAATACTCCACGCTATTGTGGGGTCGAGCCCTGTCCGCCCCCGTGGTTTGTGGCACGACTACCGAATTTATGGTAGCGACGCCGCAGGGTTTACCCAGCTTGTTGACGACGGCTATTCTCCTGTGATAACCCAAGTTCCAAGTGGAGGAGTGTCTGCCCTGTATCTTTCTCCCTCAGTCCTCGACCCGGCTGCCTCGGGAGCTCCTGCGGCTAGTGCGGAAGTGATTGTTGATGGCGACGATGGCAGCGAAGTATTCAGGGGAGCCTTCACGGGCGACGGATCAGGTGTGACTCTCACGCTACCCGCCACTATCACCAACATCCGCTCTATTCGGTTTAAGAATTTCGGGGAGACTCGATTTGATCTACTTTACACGAGCGGAGACTTGGACACGTCGTTCGCTACTGTCGGACCGGGTGCAGGAGCCTTACGCTACCGCCGCTTCCGAGTTTCTTCAGGTGTTCAGGACGGGACTTATGTCCACGTCCTCTGCAAACGTAAGTTCATTCCTCTTCGTGTAGATGATGACCTGAGCTATGTGGACAGCATCGGGGCAATAAAAATGGGCTTGCTGGCTCGGCTGCATGAGGACAACTCAGACCTCGCCCGTGCTGACGCTTTTTGGGCTAGGTGTGCCGAACGAATGGATGAGGAGGCTCAAGATGCTACAGGGGCCTCGATGCCTACTCTCCGCATAGACCCGCATGGGACGTCAGGGCGCGACCCTATTGAAACTATGCTGTGATGTTAATCCTTGAGCCGACGAGCCGCCAGATTTCCCGCGCTCGTAGGGAGGCTCGGAAGATGGGAGTCCTTGCGAACTCTGTAACCAAGGGGCGGGGTAACTTCACTGGTATGCTGGGGGAGATTATGTTCCATGCCCACTACGGGGGAACTCGCGTCGGGCACAAAAGCAAGACTTGCGATGTTGTGCTGGACAGCAAACTGACTGTCGATGTCAAGACTCAGACGACCCATACAGCGTTGGAAGACGATTGTGTGGTCCGAATTTACGCCCCGTGGGAAAGCGCAGACTGGCTCAAGACTAAATGTGATGTATACTTTTTCATTAAGATACAAAGGAAGACTCACCTGTCGGGGTTTGTTGGCTGGATGCACGCAGATGAGTTTATTGAACAAGCGGAGTTCACCCCATCGGGCAGCCAGAACCCTTTCGATGGACGCCGCGCAAGGTCAGAGGAGTTTTCAATGCACTCCTCCGACCTGCAATGCCTAGACTCATTTTGAGTCAGAGAACAACTCGGCTTGGTTAATGTCGTAAGCAGCGGAGAGGTTGATCTCCCACACCTTACCCCCACCTGCCCCAGCACTCCGAACAGGACGAAGGTGCGTGTTGTGCTGGTGATTCTCTTCGAGAACCTGCATCCCACGTCTGATAAACTCCAGATTGTGTGAGTTGCCCACGGCACGCCCGTTACTACAGATGTGGAGCAGAGCTTGAAACTCGGTGAGAGTTCCACGCCATGTGTTGCCATAATCGGGGTGTGCTTCGCGGACTTGCTTGGCAAAGAACTCCACCATCTCTGCAATAGCTGAACGACTGGAGTTGTCGTAAGCTGCCGCCTCGATGAATGAGTCGATGTAGTTTATCACACCGAAACGACTCGATGCCTTCAACTCTTTGGGGATGTCCCAGTCAAGCAACCACTTCAGGAAGTAAGGAAGCTCCGCACCTATGATCGCTTCAGTCTCTTGGTTGGAGCCGAATCGAATAGTGCTTTTGCCACTCGCCCGAAGAGCCATGATCTTGTCCCTATTGGATGAATCCATCGACGGCAAAGCGGCGAGAGAGTTCGCATCCAAGTTGAGAGACATCATAACCCGACCCGCCCACGGCAGTGGGATGGCATCAGCATACTTTGCCTGATACTCTAATCGTGGGTTGGCTACCGCACGCTTAGTCAACTCAACGAACTTACGTTGGTCGGCGTAAGTAGCTGCCGCCGTCTGGTCATCAATCACCCACGCGGCAGACCCACATAGGTCTTTGTTGAACGCTGTTTTGCCCGACAGATAATCGGAAGCATCACTGAACCCACCTACGGCAGTCCCTACAATTCGGTTCGTAAGGAGAGTCTTACCAAATCCTGTCGGACCCAAAAGAATGAGAAGGTGTCCCTGATCCAAGCGATGCTCCAACACCGCACGATAGAGCCTCTGGAACCAAGCAAGAAAGTAAGGCAGTGTTGATTTACCATCTTCGTCGTCCGCGAAGAACTGAGTAAGAAACCCATGAATCCATTTCCAGTTCTCCACATCCCCACTATCAGCAGGGTGGACGGCGTAAGCCCTGTTACTGTTCAGGATTCCCCTACCATTGAACATCACCTTGCGTTCAGAGGAAAACACGACAGGGGCGACTTCTTCCACACGGCATTCTGTAGCAATGGTAAGCAGAGCTTGTTGCAGCTCTGAGAGCTCCTGCCCCTTCTTTCTCTTGGCAGCGAACCCGACTTTCCTGAGTTCTAGTTCAAGCAGTTCTTTGGGTATGGATACAGGGGTGCTTTGGTGCAGCTTGTAGTAGTTACGACCATTGAACCAATAATTGTCTAGTAGCTTGTTGGCTTTTGCCTTTTCAAACTTCTCTACGAACTTACGACCAAATAGGTCGCGCCATGACATGAATCCTTTCTCAGCGCGATCTGAGTAGCACACAACGCCCTCTTCTCGGACTTGGCAGCCTTGGCGGTCAATGCCATCAGCAATCCAGAACAGAGGACCACGTGCCCCTACTTCAAACGCCCCGTTCCATCTGTTCGGGTATTTGCGTTGTAGCTCTTCCTCCACATCCTCTAGAGGGATATGGGTATCGGAAGATGTGATCGGCTTTTCATTGAGCGTCCGAAACAGTGCGACTTGGTATATGTCCTTACTAAGAGGTGGGGCCAGTTGAACCCAGTCTTCTCCAAGCTCAAAGAAGCGACCCATATTTATGCTCGTGCGGTCAAATCCGGGGAGCAGCATTTGAGCCCTCAGAATCTCCGCGAGTTTCTTCATAAAATCTACGGCCACTTCTGGAGCTATAGGTAGGGGCTCCTCGAACTCCCACACAAGGCGAACGCCTCCTGAGAAAGTTCGGCTCCTCCACGTAGGAGGTGGGAAGTCAGCAGCCCTACTGGTGAGCATTTCGTCTAGCCCATCCCAATCATCGTGGGGCACATCGTAGTCTCCTACGAACCCGTGAATTCGGTTGATGGGGTTGTCTTCATTTACTCGAGATGTAGGATTCGTCCCCTCGCAGATTGTGTAGAAGCAATGGTCAGTGGTCGAGTCGGCACACCACTTACGGAAGTCTGCTTTGAATTTGAAAGTGGGTCGGTTAAATGGTTGTTGCGAGATGTCAGGCGATTCAATCACCCTGATGTCCGATAGGTTCTTAACGTAAAAGTATTTCATTAGTGTATTTTCTAATTAGGGGTTACTTCACGTAGATGTCGGACACTTCACCTTCGGCGGACACTGGGATGTCGGGAATCCATTCGGGTGGAGTGTGCATAATCTCCAATGTCTTCTCCAGTGCGTAATCAGCCTCAGACGCATCGACTTCGATGATTACCTCATCATGAACGTGCATAATAATTTTGAGTCCCGCAGCGTCGAGTCGGAGCATCATATCAGAGAATATGTCACGAGCGAGAGCTTGGGATGCGTTCTCCACCACGTGCCCTGAGTAGACTTTGGTGTCGCGGTAGCCGCCCATACGCACAATCTTCGCGATCAAATTACTCCTACCATTGCCAGCACTCATCTTACGCAGCAGTCCATATTTTAGGACTCTACCTGAAGGTAAAGCAAACTCATAAGGAGCGTCGAGGGAGTGGGACATATTCATGTCTCTACCAACACTGCTCCACAACTGAGTGACTTTCTTCATACGAGAGCGGTAGGTGTTGACCGCCTCCTCCGCTTCGGGAAGGCTCATGTTGTTCTCTACGGCGAACCGCTTGGCACTCATCTGGTATCCACAACCGAGAACAGTTGCTTTAATTCGATGACGGAGCCCTCCTCCGATCTTCTTATCATACTCCCTCAGTTCTCCGTTGGCTGGGTCGTGCATACCCAGCAGAACCCCAAACGCATGGTATATGTCGGAACTCTCTCGGATTAAGTCCATTGCCTGTTTATCTCCAGACAGCCAAGCCAAAGTGCGAACTTCGATCTGGCTAAGGTCGGCGATAATAAGCTTCTTATTGGGTTTTGTCTTGATCAGGTGGCGGAAACGAATGCCAAACATTTCGTCACGCGGCAAGTTCTGAAGGTTTAGGTTGCCTCCCCCACCAGAGTAACGCCCTGTGGGGTTCGCCCCGAAGTAGAGAAAGCCTCCATAGTATCGTTCGTCAGGCATTGTGCCAAGATCAAACGACTGTAGCTTTTTGAGGAATGAGTTGATTCGCCTCCAGTCGCTCACGGCTTTTGCCCACGGGCAGTGGTCGAGGTGTTCTTTATACCAAGCATCTGCGTCGGCATTGTTCATTGCCAACGATTTTGGAGGAGTGATGTTCTGCTTGCGGCACTGGATATGGAAAGCCTTGCGTGAAAGCGGAGTGTATTCCTCAATCCAAGGAATCTGCTTCTCGGTCTCAAACAACACTGTTTTGATGTGCCCCAGAGATTTTTCTAGGCGTGCAGGGTCAATGGGGATTCCGCGTGCGCTAATTTTACGATTCAACAAACTGGTTAAGCGTTCGTGCTCAGGCCACTCATCCCCTTTAGCTTCCCAAAGTTCGAGAGTGCGAACTGAATCCTGTATCGCATACTCGGTAACTTGTTTCCTGAACTCTGGAGTCATGGTCTCCCAGCGACGTCCTTTCATAGCCGTCCGAGTTCCCTTGTCCATATCGACTCCGAGAACAGTCTCAGCTGCCTTCTTCAGAGAGCGGGGCAGTCCGAGGTAGGCACACATATCGGCAGAGCAGTGAGATTCAAAGTTTACTTGCGGATACCATCCTTGAGACACGCCGTAGTTGTAGAGAGCAATGTCGAACTGGGCATTGTGGCAGATTACTATCTGTCCTTCCAGCATCTCCCACGGGAACTCTGTGGGATGCCCTGCGTATTCGTATCCATCTTCCCCCACAACAGTTACCATATAAGCGTCGAACTCTGGGTGAGAGAAATAGCCGACTGGCCCCTGCTTGGTGATGGACACCTCCGAATTGTAGAACGTCTCGAAGTCGAGCGCGTATGTAATTTTAGACATGATTATGATGTTTGCGGGGTCTTGGTTGCACCCCCCGCCAGCGCGTGGTTTAGGTTTTCCGAGGCAATCCTCGGGTAGAAAACTTATCGACCCCTAGTTGGAGTCGAATTTATTTGGATTATTCGACTCCCTCATCATCCCTTTAATCAGGATCATGTAGTTAATGACGTCCTCACAAGCATCCTCCGCAGATTCATTCTCAACTTTCAACTCTCCCTTGAGGATGAAAGATTTGATCCGCTGCATCTTGTCCATCACGCGGAGTAGGATTCCTTGTTCAGCAGGAACCCCCATCACCTCCGATACTCGAAAGTTGGCGAATGGGTCTTCAGAGCCACCAGTGTAATCGGCGTTCTTTTTCTGCATAATCTCGCGACACTTATCCATAGTGTCTTCGTGTAATTGGAGTAGTTCTTGTTTGGTCATTGGGCTAATTGGGTAATCTCATTTCG